TCGAGCAACCCCTCCTCGTGGAGTTTTTGCACAGCATGCAACCGAACGTTGTCGTTTACTGCGCCCTGGGACTCCCGGAGGACGTCAATCCACTCCTGCTCTGCGGCGATCTGCTGTGCTTTTTGGTCTAGCCAGAGCCCGCCGAGCGCGAGCGCGCCACCGATCGCCAACCCCCACGGGCCAGTCAGAAACGAGGCCACGCGGCCCAGGCCGCGGCGCAGCGGGGTGGCACCGTTGTCGGCGAGCAGCGCCATGTTGTCCCGGAACTCGAACAGGCGCGGTCCCACGGTGATGATCGCGCCGGTGAGCAGGGTGATCGCCGCAGTCACACCGCCCACACTGGCCACCGCATCCTGCGTGCCATCGTCCAGCGCCTGCCACGCCGTTGCCCACGTGGTGACCCGCTCTGCAGCGTCAGCAACCAACGGGAGAAACGTCTCCCCCATGGTGATGCCGAACTCGGTGAGCGCGTTCTGAGCAAGCTGCAGTTGGGATTCGGTAGTCGCATACCGCGCCGCGGCCTCCTCCAGGAGCGCGGTGTTTTCTTCCCACGCTTGAGCGCCGCGGGCCAGCGCGTCGGTGAGCACGTCTGACGCGCCTGCCGCACGCAGCAGGGTATCCCGAACCTCAATGTCGGCAACCCCAACCCTGCGGAGTGCCGCATACACGTCGCCGCCCGCTGCCTGGATCTCGGCGAGCCCGGACACAAACATGGCGATGGCATCAGCTGGATCTGCGCGGAACGCGGACGCAAACTCTGCCGCTGTTACCCCTGCGACCTGCGCGAACGCGGCCAGATCATCTCCGCCGGCGCGAACCGCGTTGGAGATCATCATGATGACCCGCGAGATCGCAGATCCACCGAGCTCGGCGGACAACCCCACACTGGACAGGGCAGCAGCCAGGCCGAGCACGTCAGCCTCGGCAAGCCCCGCCGTTTGCCCAGCGCCCGCGATCCGCAACGCCATCTCCATGATCTCGGCCTCAGTGGCAGCAAAGTTGTTGCCGAGATCGACGATGGCTGATCCGAGTCGCCCCACCTCAGCCTGTGGGGTGCCCATGATGTTGGCGAACCTTGCCATGGCCGTGGCGGCTTCCTCGGCGGTGAGGTTGGTGGACACGGCCATCGCCGCCACCGTTTCAGTGAACGCGGCGATGTCCTGACGCGCCACGCCGAGCTGGCCCGCGGTCGCAGCGATCCCCGCGAGCTCTGTGGACGCTAGCGGGATCTGCAACGCCAGAGCGCGCAACTCTTCTTCCAGTTGCGCCATTTCCTCGGCGCTGCCATCCACGGTTTTCGTGACCCCAGCCCACGCAGACTCCCACTGTATGGCGGCGCGTGTCGCCAACCCCAGGCCAGCGGCCAGCGCCACCCCAACCCCAGCAAACGCGGCCCCAGCCCGCTCCCACGCCTCCTGAGCTGCCTGTTCGCGAGCCTCAACCTCAGCCAGCGTCTGATCAATTTCCCGCTGCAACCACCGGTCTGCCTCGTTGATCGCCGCCCACGCATCAGCGTGGGCTTTCCGCAACCGGTTCAGCTGGACCTCAGCCTGGGAGATCCCGCGTTCCAACCCGGCGGTGGTGGCGTTGATGGAGATGGTCAGGTTGCGATTCCTGTTATCGGCCACCACTCACCCCCTCGTTTTTTTGAGCGCCGGGTTAGGGCGCAACACCACATGCACGCCACGGCCCACCACCCCCCGGCGGCGGTCTGCTGCGAGCGCCGCATGCGCCGCCTCCAGCTGCTCACACCCAGGGCAGCGCTCCAACTCGGCAACGTAGGCCCGGCGGTTCCCGCCGCGTTTCTCATCCCACTCAGCACGCCTGGTCCCGCACGTGCCACACCGGTCCCGCTCGCGCAGATAGTGCCAAACGGCTTTGTCGCGATCATCCTGGTCCCAGCGCAGAAACTCTGAATGCGGAATGCCGAGCTGGTAGGAAACCGCGATTTCCACGTCTAGCGCCGGGTCGGCATCCAGCCTTTTGGGAGCGCAGTCGAGGGCCCGCGCGTGTTGAGCGCTTGCGCGAGCAGATATAGTTCCTGCCGCTCCCCATATGAGCAGGTGTGGTCCAACACGTACTCCCAGTCCTCGCGGGTCATGCCCTCTGCGTCCACGCACGCGAGAAACAGGGCACGCGGGTAGGTTTCCGCGTTGACCGGGCCATCATCAACCCCCTCGCGTGGGGGGTGCTGCGCGATCAGTGCTTCCAGCTCATCCGGAGGCAGCGCCACTAGTTTGATGTCCACATAGCAGCTCCGCAGTGCCTCTTCTGCCTGCTCAACGCGGGTTTTAGCGTCCCTGGCCTCAGGGCTGTCCGGGCCGCCCAGTCGGGATGCCCGACGGTAAGCGGCCTGGGCCTCCAACAGCTCACGCTCAGCATCCTGAGTGTCAGCCACCCGCATCGGGTAGGTGGTGGTCGGGCGCTGCCGAGACCGCAACCGGTCACGGATGGTCACGAGCCACCATCCTCACCAGGGATCGTGACATCTTCCACCGGCTCAGACGTGATGCTGAACTGCACCTGGATTCGGGCTGCCTCGTCCCCAACCGTTCGCATTTTCCCCGTGCTCGCCACCCGCACCGGGAAGATGTCCATGGGCTGTCCAGGGACATCGCCGCCATCCATGATCACGATGTACCCGGTTGTGTCCCGCGGCAGAAGAGCTCGCACGTCCTCGCCGGCCACATCCGCATAAAAGACGATTGAGGAGTCCTCTGCGGTGGTTCGGCCAGGGATACTGGACGTGAACCGGCTACCCAGATCCGGGGTTTGAATCTGGCTGGAGGTCACCTGCCAACCGGAAATGTCGGCGATCTCATCAGAGAGATCAGTGCCAGCGTCCAGCTCGGCCCGGGTAGGCGCGGTCGTGTCCTCGATCGACGGCACAAAATACACCTTGGTGACTGCCTGGTTGAAATACCGGCTTGATGCGGTGATCGGAGAAACCATTTACGCCTCCTCGTTTTTGCTGGTTTTCCGCCGTGCCCGGTCAACAGACTGTTCCCGCTGCCACCCAGCACGCTCATGCACCGGAACCGCGCTGGCTGGCACCTCGATCACACGCCCGCCCAAACGCGGATGACGCATGCGCACCCGCTGTTGTTTTCTCATCTGAACCCCATTTCTCGCGCAGTCTGGTCAATCGCCTGGTTAATCGCCGCGACAACCGCGGGCCCACGGGCAAACACGGCATCCTCCAAAAACGGTCGGGATGGCAGCCCCGACCAAACCTCCCGGTTGCCAAACACCGGCCAGCGGGCCTCGCCACGGCCCATGAGGTCCTCCCAGTTACGAGCGTGCGGCGCCCGCCTCCTGTCCACCTGGATGTGTAGGCCGGCCCGCCTACGGGTGAACGACGTTGACAGTCTCGTTGCTGGGGGGATGCGCGTTGACCACGATGCGCGCCGCCGTGCGTCCTGCAACACCGGTTGCCCCTCGCGCCGCATCAGTGGGCGCAAACGCCGCTGCAGTTCACGAGGGATCTCCCCCAGCTCACGCCTCAACCGCAGAATCTCGTTACGGCCCGCCAGCTCGACTTTTGCTGCCATCAGCGCGACACCCACGCATCCACAGCCAGCCCAACTGCCACGTTCACCTCAGCACCCTGCTGGGTTTGAGCCTGCTCCATGTCCGTGTCCGTCATCCGCAGCCGTGCTGCCGCACCACCCAATGTGGGGTCGCCCCGCACCACGGCGGCGAACTCGTTGAGCAACGCAACCGCACGCTCCCGCAGCGGCGCCAACTCGGTGTCCCCACTGGCCACAGAGATAATGGACCACAGGGTGTACGCTTCTCGGTCTGTGCGGCCGCCCAGGTCAGCGGGATCCCGAGTCGCCCGCACCCCTGGCTCACCAGGCGTGCCACGAAAACCAACCAGGATCACATCGTCGCGATCCAGGGGCCGCACTGGGGGGCCGTCTAATATGGCAACCCCATCCAACCCTGGTGCGGCCCGCAGCGCTGCCACCAGCGCCGAGATAACGCCGGGCACCGTCGTCAACATAACTCCCTCCTAGTAAACGAGGGGCACGTCAGTCTGGTACTTCCCTAACCCCAGCAGCTCTCGAACCCGATACGGCATGGAGTAGGACGTGCCGGGGAGCACGGTCGCATCGGGCTGGCCAGGAGCAGGCCGCGCCTGCCCAGCGTTCTGACTGTTACGCCACAGGTGCGCGGCCAGCTCAATAGCAGCCAGCACGAAATTTGACGGGATGGGGTCGCGGCCAGCCACATACTCCACGGTCACATCACCAACCGTGCCGCCGGGCAGGGCAACAATCCCCTCACGGGACGTCAGTTCGGCCCCGTCCACTGGGCCAGAACGGTCACGCACTTCAACGACCTCAACCACAGGGCGGTGTTCCAGCACGAGAGTGCCCGTGTGCTGCCACTGTTGAGCGGGCACGGTTGTCCGGCACGCCACCGGTGCGACCTCGCCAACCCGTTCGCGAATCATTTCGCACGCCGCGCCCACCATCGTCGCGAGCAGCTCATCGTCCTGGACCTGGGTTTTCCCTAGAAACGCTAGGACCTGTGGGACGGTGATGTAGGGCTCAGGCGTTGTTAGCAGCATCAGCTCCACCGGAAATAGCGTCATCAGGTGCGCGGCGACGCCGCCGCCGCGCACGCCGGTCCTCCTGATCCACGCGGTCGCACAAGTGCTCCCGTCCCCGCACCACGGGGTCATCATCAGCCAACAGCTGGCCAGCGGCGACCACGCGCCGCCCTGCGATGAACGTTGTTCGGGCCCGCCACATATGTGCCCCTAGGCAACGTGGAGCATGCGGAACGCATTGGGGTCCACGACGTCGCCGCCAACCCGCCAGTACGCAAACCAGCCCACCTCACCAGTAGGCCGGTTGTTGCTACCAGTAACCATGGGTTCGTGTTGGACCGTCATACCGATCCGGTCCACAATGACATACCGAGAGAAATCACCGAGCAGCAGAATGTGATTGCCCGTGGTCACGTCCTCATCCATCGCGCTGGCCTCATAGGTGGGACGACCCAGCAGCTGGGACGGGGTCGCTACTCCCAGGTCCGCCCAAAATGCGTGGCTCGGCCCAGCACCAGACGCAAACTGCCTAGTCAACAGGTAGATCTGGTCTGATGCGAGCCAGGAGCTGCGCGGCCGGAACCTCGGCGGGAGCGCGCCACGCAGCGCATACACGTCATCCACCGCGTACGTGCCCGCCGTGGCCGTATCCACCACCGACGCGCCCCCAGCCAGCGCCGTCACCACACCCCGAGGCTGGCCAACACCACTCCCCGTAACAAAAACCCGGGCTTCCTCCTCGGCCTTAGCCTCGGCGAGGATTTCCCCGATCTGCGCAGTGATCGTGGTGTCCCCCGCGGCCTCAACCGTGGCAGTGATCCACGCGGACGCCCGATGCGTGGGGATCTCAGGCCGCCCGTACGTAGGCTGCGTTCCCGTGGCCTCCTGAGACTCGTCCAGCCACTCCACCTCCACCCCGGTGCGGGTCAGCCCACGCCACGTGTGTGTGCTCACCTGAACCACCCGGGCGATCTCCCGCATCGGGGACGCATAACCGTCGCCCAGCTGAATAATGGTGGGGTCAACATAGAACGGCACCAGGTAACCCCCCTGGGGGTCACTGCCGACGTTCACGGCACGATGGTGCTCGTGCGCATACCGCAACGCGGCCTGCTCGTCGGCCCCCAGCTGCCACACCTGCCCCCCAGACAGCACGTGCTCAAACGCTCTCTGATAGGCCGGGCCACCAGTGAGCAGCATGTGCCGGGCGATACGTCCGTGCCGGTCCCCCCGTTCCACCAGGCGGGATGCCCGCTCCCGGGCATCATCTGGAACGTAGTCCGGGCACTGCTCGATCGCGGTGAGCGCACGTGCACGCAGATCAGCCGCGCCCACCATGCCAGCACGCACCTGGTCCAGGTCAGCGTACGGGTCGAGGCTGGTCCGCACTACCACATCAGGACCATCCTGTTCGACGGCGCGCTGTCCACCGCGGGCTACCGCAGCCCTCACCCGCGCAACCGTCTCAGCCCGCCGAGCCAGCGGCTCCCGCTCGGCCTCCAGGCGCGTCAGCTCAGCCTCCAGCTCATCAAACCGCCTGGCCTGCTCATCATCCAGATTGTCGAGATCGGCAAACTCCAGCAGCTCGGAGCGCACCTGCTCCAGCCGCTCATCAATCTCCGACAGTCTCACGTGGATCTGCTCGTCCCCGCTCATAGTACTCCCATCCTGCGTAGACGCGCCCGCACGATGCGGGCAGGCAGCGACCGGCCAGAGTGGTGCCCCTCATCAGGGCCCGGCTCCCCAGCGACGACCCCCACAGTGGGGGTGGTGGTCGGCAAACCAGAAAAAAGAAGCGCCGCCAGCTCGGCGCGCTCCTCAGCCGGCAGCCCCGCGATTTTTTGGATAGCCGACCGCACACCGATGATCGACGCCGCCTCATAGGCGGGCATCGGTGTTGGGCCAAACTCGGTCAGCCTGATCTCGGTGCGGGTAACAGTGGGCAGCTCACCATCAGACCGGCGGCGAGGAACCCGGCTCGGCTCCGACCGGATAAACCGCCCTGAAAACGAGTACGCGGTGATGCTGCCCTCACGAATCGCCTCAAGAACCTCATCGGCTAGCGGCGTTTTGTGGTAACGAACACGCGTATACAGCCCTCGCTCGTCCGCACGCACCTCCAACGGGGTTCCAATCGGCACAGAACCACGCTCACTGGATGCACCATGCAGCGTGAGCCCGTGGTTGTAGAACACCCCAAACCTGGTGCCCCGCTCCTCGAGCGTTTTGTCAAACGCCCCCGGTGCGATGACCTCCATGTAGTGGCCATCACGGTCGTGAATTTCTGCCGGCACGTTAAAAACCGCGGCGTAGGCCTCCACAGTGCGGCCGTCACCGCTGGCATCCACGTGGATGTCCTCCAGCGGGTATGACCTGGCAAAAACCGTCATGACGGATCCCTCGCATCCACATCCCCAGGCTGCACCACTGTGGGCACATCCTCCTGGGAGATCGGCGCAGCAGACGACGTCGGCGAGTCGGTCTCCCCACTGGGGGGACGCAGCTGCACCGAGTACAGCCCTGAATGCTGCAGCAAGCGGAAATTCTCTGATACAACCGCGGGCACAACGGTTGCCGGGTCATATCCGGCATCCACGAGCGTGCGGATCGTCTGCGCCTGACGGGCCTGGATCTCTGCGCTATCCCGCCTGTCCTCACGCAAAAACGCTACGTCACGATCGTCGTACCACAGCTCAGCGCCTTCAGGGACGTCCACGATGGTTGCGAGCGCCTGCGCCGCACTACGCCACAACGGACGCAACGTCCCATCCGCGAAACGCCGCCGAGCCTGCGAATAGTTGGAATAAGTGGCTGCCTGCAACCCCTCGCTCAGCCCGACGATGACTGGTGGCACCCCAGCCGCTGCAGCGATCCTGGTTTCCCCGGCACCCTGCACGGACGTAAACGTGATTTGCTGCAGGTTGTTCCCAGCGTTGTGCACCTGCGCGCCACCGCCCAGAAACACGGTGCGGTACGCGTTAGACACGCCCTCATGCTGCTGGCGAAACAGCTCAATAAACCGCTTCGCCTTGTCTTCGGTCACGCTGGAGTCCAGCGTGACAATCACGCCGGAGGTCGCGCCGTTCCGGAAATACGCCAGCTTATGATCTGTCGCCGCGTCATCGCCGGCGAGCTCCCTGGCGATCGGCGTCAACCAGCTCATGCCCCGGTGGTGGAACAGTGGATCCGGGATCGGCGCCCAGTGCGCGACCTCGTCGGGAAGGAGCACCCGACCGGCGTCAACGCTCCCCTGGGGATGGTAGATGTAGCCGAGCAGCTCCGCGTCCAGCGCATCCCCGTATAGGTCAGGCTCAGACTCAGAGCCGAGCACAATCGTGACACGATCCGGGCGGAGTCGTTTCAACCGGCCAGTTGGCGACCGGTAAATGTAGGCGTTGCCCGCCAGATCCACGTCCTGGATCATCCGGCTCAACAGGGCAGCCGTCGTACCCCCAGGCCAGGGGCGCTCCAAAACCTCAAGCGCCTGAGTGCCAAACAGGTCCCCAGGCCTGCCATCCCGGATTCGGCGGAACTGGAACCGGGCCTCAGCAAACACCAACAGCCGAGCGAGCATGCACGCCCACACAATTCCGTTGCGGCGATACGCCCCCTGAACGGCTGCAACAAACCCCGCAGCAGGCTCCTCGCGCCCCTGCACAGGACCGGGGGCGCCCACCAGATACGGGACGTCAGGCACAGGCCGTTGAGCAGACGAGCGGCGGGCCAAACGCTGCCATAACGTGGCCATCACCCACCACCATCCACATCAACCAGAAACACAATCGACCCGCCGGCACACAGCCCACCAGCCACCAGCCCCCAGCCGACACCGAGCTCCCAGCCCACACCTACAGCGACCATGGCCAGCGCAACCACATACCCGGCAACCGCCCAGGTCAGACGACTGCCACCCACGGGGCTGCCACCTCCGCTCCACCACTAGGGGGGTCGCACGCCAGGTGGTGCGCCATCACCGCCGCGATTGCAAGATCGATCTTCCGCGGGCTGTGTCGCGCGTCTTTCCGCAGTCTGCTGCCACGGCTGTCGGTGTGCACCGTGCAGTTCTCAATGTGCCGTGCCAGTCGAGGATCACCTGAGTGCGTGAGCTGCTGGTTCACCACAGCCTCATAGAACCGCTGGGTCGCCGGAACCATCCGCTGCGGACTCTGAGGAAACTCCAGCACGGGCAGCCCCTCGTCCTCCAAAATCTGGTAGGTGCGTGCCCAGCGGAACGGGTCGCAGGCGATCCACCGCACCTGCCAACGGCG